AGAGAATAAAAAAGATAATAAACATTCATTAATTATATTTGACGATGTAGGGTCACAACTCAGGAAAAGTGCGGCAATCGAGAAAAGACTGGTTCAGCTAGTGCAAAACCGACGTCACCTATATTGCAGTATGATTTTTCTGGTTCAAAGATTTAGAGATATACCAACAGGTATAAGAAATAATCTATCCCATCTAATAACATTCAAGCCGAAGAATCGGATGGAGCGTGAGGCTATAGTCAAAGAACTATTTACTTTTGATAGTAAAACATCGGAAAAATTACTTGATTATGTCTTTGAGAACAATAATCAATACAGTTTCTTATTTGTCGATATGAGTCAGAAATTAACAAATAAGAATATTTTTTATAAAAATTTCAATCGGTTAGAGATAGAATAAATTAATATTAATTACTAAAATTAATATTAAATTATTGAGATTCTAAAAATTTAATGTGCTTCTTGGTTCGTTCGTGCGGGGCTTTCTCTCCTTTACGGATACACGAACCACAAATACAAATATACTTAGTATTTCTTCGTTCGTTTATTTTTTCTTTATTGTCTTTATAATATCGTTTATCTATCTCTGATCTTTTATCTTTGTTTTTATCACGGCTTATTTTTTCCTGTTCTAATACTTTTTCTGAATTGTTTTGACGATATAACTTTTTACGCTCGGCTATTCGTTCTTTATTATCTTTATAATATTGATTGTCATAATCTTGTTTTTTTGTCATTTTAATAATATTATATGTCGTGTCTTTAAACCAAGTCCGTATATTTATTACTAATTAATTTATTTATTTACTAATTTATTATATAATTTTTCGTCTTTTGCTTTTATTGCTTCTTTCATACGATCATTTAATTTATTAAATCTATCTTTTGTTATTTTCAATTCTGATTCATCTTTATTATCTGCTACTAATTTTTTAAATTTCTTATATTTGTTTAATGCATCAATTCTGAATGATTCTTTTTCTTTTTCAGCCTTCCTAGTTTTGGGGTCTGTTTTTACATACGATGCTTTAGCATCAGTAATTGCACACATATAACTAATATTATTATCTTTCGCATATTTACGAACATGTTCTACCCATGGATTAACCATTATTATTATATTATATTAGATATTTTTTATTGATAATCAGAATCACTATCACTATTAATTTTTTGCTTTTTATTTGGATTTTCAGATTCGGATTCATCATCATCATCATCTGATTCTTCATCGTCTGTTTCACCTTCTGATTCACCTTCGCCTGATTCTTCTGATGATTCCTCATATGGGTAATCTTTATCGTAATCCATTAATAAAACTAATAATTCTGCTATCTCATGTATTAATTCTTTGACATTACAATTTTTAGTATTAAATTTAATTCCATTTATGACAAATTCCATATTATTATATTATAATTTAGATATTTATATTATAATTATTAATATTTCACGGGCAACTTATAAATATTTCTTCAAGTCGTCCGCTAACCCGCCCGTTGTTTAACGCCTTCATTTTACATCGTAATGTTTATTTTAATATTTTATAATAATGAATAAGTAGATGTATTATAATAGAAATATAATAATATAATAATATAATAGTAAAATGGATAAGGTACAGGTTGCTAGGTACGGGCAACTTATTTACAAATTCTTATACAAAAAAAATAAAAATAATTATTTTTAATATTAATATTTCATAATAAGTTAAAAATGATACTTGAACTCGCCCGTGCTATCCGCTGAATATATCCTAAAATAAAATATTTAAGGAATTAATTTCTTACTTATATTATTATGAATACAGAACCCGAACTAACAGAAGTAGAATTGAAAAGAGAAATCCAAAGGTTAAAACACCTTGAGCGTATGAGATTATATCGCAAAAATAATAAACAAAAATGTGCAGAATATCAAAAGAAGTATTATCATAGACAAAAAGAAAACAACCCCGAAGCATATCAAAATATGTTATTACGCAAAAAATTATATCACGAAAAAAAATAAAATATTTAGAAAAAATAAAAAATATCTAGTTTTTTCCTTAAATACTATTTTAAATTTAAATTTGATTTAAAATATTATTTCCTAAGTTAATTATATAAATGAGTTTTGTAAAAATTCCAGAATATAAAAAAAATGCTAATCCAGAATTTGTGAGTGAAGACGATGTAATACTAGCACTACTTGACAAAAAAGATTTAAACTTACATGCAAAGGTTGAAGCCGACAAGCCGTGTATTATATGGGGTGATATTGACTATTGTAAATCAGAAGACGAGATATGCGAAATACTCGGCTTAATATCAGAACATTTAAATATTAAACGCAAATATTTACGATTTTCAATTAGTAAAAAGAAAGAAGATAAAACATACACCGCACACTGGAGCATACCAAAATATTATACAACAATTCCAGAATTAAAAAAAATATTCACTCACCAAAAATTTGATAAATATAAAAAACAATTAGATACATCAGTTTATAAAAACGGTCAAATTAGATTACCTTATCAAACAGAGAAGACTAAAAAAAATATCCACAAAATAAAAAAGAACCAACAATCCAGCGAACATACGCAAGTTGAAGATTTTTTAATTCATAAAATCCCCAAGAAAGCAAAGGAATATAAATTTAAACACGAACCCGAACCCGAACCCGAAGCAAAACCCGAAGCAAAAAAAGATGCTTTTAAAAATAAAAAAATTAAATTAGATGATATTGAGAAAATGGCGACCAAACTTATAGACAAAGGGTATTTTGAATCATTTGATAATTGGTCTTCTTTAGGAATGATAATAAATTATGAAAGCGACGCCAGCAAAGAAGGTTTAGAATTATTTGATGAATTATCCAAATTACTACCAAATTATAAAAATCATTATGATGTATCAAAACAATATTTTTCGTTTAAACAGAAATCAAAACCACTAACAGGTAAAACACTTTATAAATGGTATTACGAAGAATACCCCGACGAGAAACCCAAAAAACATAAAACAAAAACATTAAAAACAGAAGAATTATCAGATATTGAGAAACCCAACGAGTATTACGAATATAAAAAGCAATTTGAATTAAAAGTATTTAAATTAGAAAATCCAATAACATTTTGTATTGAAAATAAACAAGGCTTACAATTTTTAACAAAAAATGATTTGATAACATGGAGTGAGGGCAAATGTCCTAATATTGAAATTAAAATAAATGATGATTATTTTAAATGTCCGTTTATTAAATTATGGCTTGCAGACAAAGAACATAGAGTATTAGATGATATTATTTTTGACCCAAGAATGCCTAAATGTGATTCATATAATTTATACAAAGGTTCAGTATATCAAATAGGGCAAGCCTGCGATGAGGAAAACATATTTTTTAAATTACTTAAATATATTTCAAACGATGGTGAGTCATACGAATATTTTAAACAGTGGATAGCCCATATAATCAAAACACCATACAAAAAAACAAATGTAGCTATTATTTTATATTCAGCTATAGGTGGTATTGGTAAAAATTGTATTACGGATGCTTTATGTAAATTATTTGAAAATTATTCAGCACATTTAGAAAGTATTGATGATTTAACTAAAAATTTTAACGCTCATTTATCAAATAAATTATTCATTTATGGCGACGAAATATCGGCACAAGCAAAAAAGATATCAGATAAATTAAAACAAATTATCACTAGACCAACGCTAAATCTAGAAAAGAAAGGCGTAGATTCAATCTGCTTAGATGATTATTCTAATTATATTTTTACTACAAATAATGAAAACTCATTTAAATTAGATACACAGGATAGACGGTTTTTTATGATACGATGCCCCGATATTCCATTAGACGAGCAAGACTACACGGATTTTTATGAATTCATTAATAATAAAGATAATATGAATCAATTATATAATTATTTTATGACATACGAAAACACCTCTTATAAGGTAGGTATTGGACGAGCACCTGAAACATTATATAAAAAAGAAATTATATTAGATAACGCCCCAGCGTATAAAAAATTCATTTATACTAATATTTATAAATTAGTAGGAGGCATCCATACATCACAAGATTTAAATACATTTTCTACTGAATATGCTAAAAATAATTATATGAGTTGTAATTGGACGCTGACAAGATTTGGAATTGAAATTAAATCCATACTACAACCATATTTTAAAAGAAATAACGGCACAAAATACGATTTAAGAAATACAAACGCCGAAGAATTACGAAAACATTTATACTCTCACGATAAAGATTATTATAATTATATTAATGATATTCCACTAGGCGAGGTTCCGTCATTTTCAGAGGTTGATGATGAGGACGATGACGATAATTAAAACTATTCATTTTATTATTAAATTAATAATAAAATAAATAAAAAATATCTAGTTTTTTTCTAAGTTAAATTATATGTTATATAAAATTTACGCTATTAAATCTTTATTGATAGATGATTCTAAATGCTATGTCGGTTCAACTTGTCAAAAATACCTAACGCAACGCTTAGCAGTTCATAAATACCATCATAAGATCGGTTTAAAATCTACAAGGAGTCATGATTTATTTGAATTATACAATAAAAAGAATTGTAAGATATTTTTATTAGCAGAAACAGACGCCGAACATGTAAATGAATTAGAACGATTCTTTATTAATAATTTAGATACAGTTAATAAAAATTTAAAAAATAGAACTACTGATACCCCGTTATTTGATTATACAAATATGAACCATAATTAACTTTTTGATTAAAATCATTATTTATTACAGGGTGTAAATCTACTAAACCATCATTATTAATAGGGTTTGGATATTGTCTAATAGAATTATTAGAAATCGCCATAGGTTCAGGTTTTGGTAGATAATATTTTTCATCAATATCTATAAATTTTCCAGGGGGAATGTGAGCGGGTGCTATTCTAAAATTTGGGTCGTTTGGATCTAACTGATTTTGTTGTGCTTGTGAATTAAACATTTATATAATTATAATTAGATATTATTTTTTATCTAATTATTATTATATGTTACCAAAACTTAACAAAGTGCATTACTTAGTGGATCGCTCAAAAACAAAAGAGCAAGCAGAAAAGAAAATAAAAAAAGAATTAGCAGGAACAGATAACGAATTAGTCAAACTACAACGGGGCGTCGCTCATTACAGAAACACAAAAACGGGTCAAAATACAATAGCCATTAAAGGAACTGACAAAACAAATATTAAAGATTTAATTAGTGATATTAAATTAGGTTTGGGGTTATCTTCAAGTGACAAACAATTTAAAAAAAGGAGAAATGATATTAAACGAATATTAAAAGAAAATCCAGACGATGAATTCACATTAACAGGACACAGTCTCGGAGCTTCGATTGGATTATCGGCGATGAAAAATAAAGGAATTAGAGATAGAATCTCAAACGCTCAATTATATAACACAGGTTATACGCCAGCCTTCCATAAAGAAATAAAACAAGGATTAACAAAAGATGATTTAAAAGAAATGAAAAATAAAATTACACATCATCATGTAATAGGTGACCCCAT